TAGAATCGCTCAATTCGGTGTTCTCCTCGATCGTCAACGTGGTGCTCTCGTCGGTCATCGCCATTTTCTCCATGTCATAAGTCTTTCTGCTAAACATCTCGAAAGTCCTTTTACGGAGGTATTCGGGGTCCAAAACAAAGGCCTCGTCTGGTTTCATGTTCATATCAAGCAACTCATGGTGCATGGCCAGCAACTTACCGAAATTGCTATCGAAAGAGGTAAATTTAAGTCCCCACTTCTCGAACTCCTTAACGACCTTAAAACGATCACTCTTCATCTTGGCCAAGGCCGCCAAGAAATCAGATCCGCAGAAAGCGATCTTCGTCTTGTTCCCCGCATCATTACCAGTGAAGATCTCCTTCAAGAAATCAACCATCTCATCGTCCGTGATCACGATCTCATCGGTCGATTCATTAACGGTTCCCAAAGACTTGTCCTGACCGGCCATCCACCAAATACCACCGGTGAAATAAACATCCATACCCGTTTTCTTGGGGTCCTTACTCTTTCCCTTGACACCGAACAGGAATGAGTTCTCCATACCCAAACGCATATCATAGATAGCGTCCTCCTCCATATCGTCAAAGTTCCAGTCAACCTCCTTACTCCACATCTTATTATACGTGGACTCCTCTACCTGCATCATGAATCTCTGGCAATATTGCTCTTGCGGCGTAGGCAATGAATAGAACTGCCCGGTCTCCACGTCCAATTCCCCCGCGGCACGGCCCATACGAATAAGCACGTCATCCTTTTTAAGGGCTGGCACGATAGAATTCTCTCCTGTCGTATTTCGTTTGCCATTCACGGCTATCACTTGCGGATATCCCTCGTTCTCGCTCTTGCCCACGACATAAAGCATCAAGTCCTTTACCATATCCTGAGTCGATCCATCCTCTTTATAGCCCTTGACCCCAGATACCCGGATCGTATCGGTCACGCTAAAGAGAGAAGCATCATTCACAGGCAATGTTACATAAGATGATCCTGATGCCATCTCGGTCGTAGCGGTCTTGACGGAATCCTTGATGGGTCTTGTTGATACACTGTAATATTTCACGACCATGCCGTTGACCCTGCTAATACTCTCTGCGCTTCTCGTGATCTGGTCTATAGGAGTACGCATCGGTCTCATTTTCGTGATACGCTTGTCTATAGCCTTCGCATAATACTCTGGATTATCCGTTTCTTTCGAGATTTGAATGCCATCCGTAGCGGTCGCCCCGCCATTGGCATCCGTGACCGCAATCCCCGGGTTAATATCAGTCACCTCTCCCCCTCCATCCGTGGTTGTCGGTACGGCCATACACATCCCGCATCCGGTAGTGGCTCCTAGCATCACGGCCAAAACGGTCAATACCAAGCCGCCCAAATAATTTAAAAAACTCTTTGATCTCATTTTACTAATTGTTTATGGTTATTAATTATGATTATTGCCAAACACTCTTACGTCCCGTGATCTTGTCTAGTCTGTCAATCGTCGGGTTTCTCTCCTTTTTCGTGGGAGATGTCATCCCCCCGCTGGAACCCAGATCGGGCGGCAACCGATCCACCTTGGTACTCTTTCTCTTGTTTATGTCTATATTGGCGTTACGTCCGGCTATCTCCCCCTCATTACGGGCCTCCTCCTCACGTTTGGCCGCATCCATCATGGACTTGTCATAGTTTGCCGCTTTCATCAGCATCATCCAATCATCCTTGGTGACACCGTTCACCACGATCCGATCCAACAATCCTCCATCGGCGTAAAGGAACTCATAAGCCGCCCTAGCGTCCTCGTCACTGAATTTACCTTCCGACTGGGCTTCCTCCAGACCTTGGATCATCAATCTCAGGTTATCCTCCGCCTGCTTTTGCAGTTCCTTGTCTCTCGTCTGCCTCTCCATATACTTGGAAAAAGCCTCTGAGAATTTGTTCTTTCCCTCCTCGCTTTCCAAGGCGGCCTTAAAATCATCCCCGTAATTCTCGATAAGATATTCCACGGGATTACCGCCCTTGCGCATCACCATCAAGAAGCCGGCGCTCCTAGGGTCAGAGGCCAACAAGTCCCCTAGTTCCCTCTGCGCTTTATCACCTCTATCAAACCTATCAAATTCGTCGTTCAATCTTCCATAAAACTCATCCTCGTTCTCCACGTCCAAATCTGGATAACGTCCCCTAATACTCTCCAAGAACATATCTCTTTTAGACGTAACAGGCTTATTGTCAATATCATTTTCTGGCATACATTGTTTTTTTAAATTATTCTATACGCAAATATGATAACGATACAAGCCCCCATAACGATAAATCTTACCCGGCAAAGCAGAAATTCGTAACTTTGGTAAAAACAGGTATGATATGAGGAAGAACGGAAGCGTATTCTCCATGATGCGGGAAAGAAACCTTGACCTCCTTAGGGCGTACAGGGAAGCCTTGAACAGGAACATGAGATCAGACAAGGACCTTGTCTATATGGACCTACTTACCGAGACCGTAGCGTCGCAAGCCTCCAGATACTGGGTATCCGTGGAAAGGGCCTCGTCCGTCATATACCAGATGAACAAGGGGGCCATGCCAAAAGGGATGAAGGACAACGCCAAGGTATTCTACAAGTCCTTATTCGAGAAATTCGTCTCGTACCGATCGGATCACCCCAAAATGCCCATAAAGCATATCGTATCCATCATAATAGAGAGTCCCGCCCCATGTTTCGTACTTACGCCCGAGAGCGCCAAGGCCATCATATCTAAAATGAGAAAGGAATGTTACGAGCAAACCATGCGACGATTGCGGCACTGTTTCTGATATACGTGTTACCGCTAGACCCACTAGGTTTCGCCTCCGGGCCGTCATACCCCTTCTGGACGAGGCTGTCATACATGTTCTTCCACGTGAACATATGGCATCTGATCGGGAACTCATACGCCCTGAAGGTAATGCGAATTGGCAAGAGGGAGATCGCACGGTCCTATATCATGGCCGTCCTCGCCTCGTTCTTCTCCACGTCCCCCGTCATCGGGGCGAGCGCCATGATATTCGCCACGTGGGGCGAGCGACTAGCCTCGGCCAAATGGAGAGACCGGGCGATATGGGCGAGCAGTCTTGTCATATCATACGTCATTCCCGGCATAAGCTGGGAGATACATCTAGCGTCATCGCTGATTGGGTTTTGCTGGATAAAGCTATATAATTTATATCATGACTATAGATTGGTTAGTAGAGGAGAATAACAGGAGGAACGACGAGATGCACGCCCATTTCGACCCTATCAAGGGAGAGAACTCGCCCGGGACAAGAGAGATGGTCGAGATATCCGACATGTACCCATACAAGATGCTCCTGCCAGTCAGCATGCTATCAAACAAGCTAGTTAAAAGAATAATAAGGTATAAATCCATAAGGGCCTTTTGCAAGGTCACCTTCAAGAGGTATGACGAGGAACTTCATGAGAAGGTCGTACGACAGTTCATAAAAGTAAGGAACAAGCATGACTTCCCTTTCTGGGCTTACTCTTTCTGCGAGATAAAGAACAAGGAGGGAGGCAAGAACATCCATTTCAAGCTCAACTATCCACAACGCCTGCTGCTATCCGTGATGGAGAATATGAGATTGGCGGGACTACCCATAAGGATCATCCTGCTAAAGGCCCGGCAATGGGGAGGTTCCACGTTGGTACAGCTATATATAGCGTGGATACAACTATGCCATAAAGAGGCGTGGTACTCCACCATCGTAGCGCAAGACGCATCCACGTCAAGGAAAATCAAGGCCATGTATAGCAAGATGCTGGAGAAATACCCCACATGGCTATTGGACCTGCCGGATAACGTCACGCTGGGATTCACGCCTTACGAGGGATCGCAATTGGACAGTATCATAACGTACGGGAAAGGGAGCAACGTGGAGAAGGCAAGGGACACGGTCATAACCATAGGCACCTATAACAGCCCAAACTCGGGACGGGGCGGTGACATGAGCTGCGTACATTATTCCGAGGTGGGATTATGGGATGACACGGACGGGAAAACCCCGGAAGATATAATAAGGAGCATATCCTCATCCTTGCTATTGGCCCCGCTTACCGTGGAGGTCATAGAATCCACCGCTAACGGTATGGGAAATTTCTTCTACCGGTCATGTGTCACGGCCAAGAAAGGCAAAAGCAACAGGAGGTTCGTATTCGTCCCATGGTTCAAGATCGAGAGATACGAGCTACCCGTGAAGGACAAGAGGGCATTCGCCAAATGGCTTCTTGACAACAAGGAGAACGACAATCCTCCGGATGGATGCCTAGACCCCGGGAAATATTACTGGAGACTATGGAAGCTGGGGGCTTCCTTTGAGGCTATAAACTGGTATTTAGTCAAGCGGAAGGATTTCATGGAGCACGCGGACATGGCGGCGGAGTTTCCCAGCGATGACGTGGAGGCGTTCAAGAACTCCGGCAACATGGTATTCAGCGTATATCATATAGACAAGCTGAAGGAGGGATGCAAGCCCCCCAAGTATGTCGGGGAAATATCGGGCAAGTCCGTTAAAGGGAAGAGCGCCTTGACAGAGCTGTCATTCAAGGAGGATCATAACGGGTCGCTCAAGGTATGGTCGTTGCCAGACGATCAAGCGAACGTCAAGAATCGTTACCTCGTGATCGTGGATATAGGGGGCCGTGGAAAGAAATCCGATTTCTCGGACATCTTGGTGATAGACCGCTATTGGATGATGTTTGGCGGGAAGCCGGAGGTAGTGGCCGAATGGCACGGACACATAGACCATGACCTGTTAGCATGGAAATCCGCCCAGATCGCCAAGTTTTTCGGGAACGCCCTGTTAGTCATAGAGAGCAATACCATAGAGACCAAGGACAACGATACGGACGGAAACCAGTCCGAGTTGATATTCAACCAGATCGGGGACGCTTACGACAACCTGTACGCACGTAAGGCGAGCGAGGCCAAGATACGGGCCGGAAAACTGACGGAATGGGGATTCCACACGAACCGGAACACCAAGCCAATGATCATATCCTATCTCGTGGCATGCCTCCGAGAACAGTCATATATCGAGCGGGATATAGACACGCTGGATGAGATGTCCACGTACGAGAAGAAAGCCAACGGATCGTTCGGGGCCGTGGAAGGCAAGCACGACGACAAGGTCATGACTAGGGCTATAGGACTTTATATATGTTATTGCGACATGGATCTGCCGTCCATCCCCAAGGATAAGTCCCCCGGCGTAAGGCCCCATGGTCCTATCAGCGAGGCTACCATATGACAACCGACAAGTTTTATCGTTACGATTGAACGCCAAGTCCCCATATTCGTCAGAAAAAAGAATCCATGACTAGATTGATCCCTAAATCGAGGATATCACCTATAGACACCGTCAAATACGAGAGACGAAACATGACGGACGGGCGGAACATGCCATTGGTATACCAATGCGCTAGGGCATGGGACAAGCTCGACAAGTTCAGGAAAGAGAGGGACAGGAACAAGAGATATATGTACGGCGACCAATGGGGGGACCTGATCGAGTATTGTGGCCGGATGATCCCGGAGGAGGAATATATAAGGATGCAGGGGAATATCCCCATGACCAACAACCTTATCCGAAGATTGGCTAGGACCGTCATCGGCGTTTATCGGAACCAGAACAAGACACCCGTGTGCGTGGCGAGGGATCGTGACGAGCAAACGCTGGGAGAGACCATGAGCACCATGCTCGAGTACAACAACAAGATCAACGACATCAAGGAGCTGAACGCAAGGATGTTCGAGGAGTTCCTCATAAGCGGCCTATCCATACAGAAAGAGACCTACGCCCAAAGGGAGAACCGAAGGGAATGCTGGACTGACAACGTCAACCCGAACCTGTTCTTCGTGGACGGCCCCATGAACGACCCCAGACATACCGACATCGAGATGATCGGAGAGATCCATGACGTGACCTTCGGGCAACTCGCCAGCGTATTCGCCAAGAATGACAGGGATTATGAAAGGCTGCAAGATATATACAAGAACGCCCGTGACAAGGACTATATCGCCAAGTTCAACGACACGTTCAAGGGCAACAATTATGACCTTAACGGGTTTATGGCCCCGCAAGACCCCCGCTTATGCCGTGTGATAGAACTATGGACGCTCGAGAGAAGAAAGGCGTTCTGGTGCCACGACTGGCTGAAGGGCGACGCTTACGTGGACAGTTACTCGAACAAGGGGAACATAGACGCTGAGAACGAGGGCCGGCTGGAGGATAACAGGATCAAGGACGAGCTGGGGAATTACGTGCTGGACGAGCTGGGACAACCCACGCTATACATGCCAGAGAGCGAGGTCCCGCTCATAGAGTACGAGTACATGATACAAAGCTACTGGTACTACCGTTATCTTTCACCGTTCGGGGATATACTTGACGAGGGAGAAAGCCCTTATAGCCACGGGAGCCACCCTTACACGATGAAGGCATATCCTTTCGTTGACGGGGAGATACACTCGTTCGTCAGCGACATCATCGACCAGCAAAGGTATATCAACCATTATATCATCCTGAACGATTTCGTGACGAAAGCGAGCGCCAAGGGAGTGCTGGTGGTAGACGAGGCCTCCGTTCCCGATGACATGAGCATAGAGGATATAGCGGACGAGTGGACGAAGTTCAACGGCGTGATCAAGCTGAAACTCAAATCGGGGGCACAGGTCCCCCAGCAGATGATGAACCGGAGCGTGCCGGCAGGGTTGGGAGACATGATAAAATTACAGATGTCCATGATGGAGGACGTATCCGGGGTACAAGGGGCCATGCAGGGGAAACAGCCCACGAGCGGGACAAGCGGAGCCTTATACCAGCAACAAGCGTCCAACGCCAGCAACAGCATCGTGGACTTGCTGGAATCGTTCGCCAGCTTCATCATATCGGGCATGTACAAGAAGTGCAAGAACATCCAGCAATTCTACGACGATAAAAAAATAATAAGGATCGTTGGAAGGAACGGCTATGTCCAATGGGACCCGGAGACCATGGGAGGCGTGGATTTCGACATATCCATATCAGAGAGCTACGACACTCCGGTATACAGGGCGTTATCCAACGAGTTGCTATTGCAGTTGCTGAACGCCAAGCATATATCTATCGAGCAAATGCTCGAGGTGGGAAATTTCCCGTTCGCCGATCAGTTATTGCAATTGATCCAGTCGCAGAAGGAACAATTAGCCGCTCAGCAACAACAAATGATAGCCGGCCAAGGCATCGACGCTATCAATCAACAATTATAAATACCAACATTAAAAAAAGGAGGTTAAAATGTCAAAAGTAAGCAAGGTTAGAAGCGAGCTGGAAATCTTCAAGGATTTATTCAAGAACGGCATGCAGCCCAAGATCGATAATCTGGAAAGTTCCGCCGCCTTAACGGACGTGGTAAACAAGGTTAACAGCATCCTAGCGACCTTGAGAGCCGCGGGTATCATAGCTTCCGAGTAAGCCTGATACAAGAAAGGGGTTGGCAAATAAATGTCACCCCCTTTCTATTTTACTTAATCATATAAGACCTTTCGCCTGTAACACGTAATTCAACCATGACCTCCTCTTTAACGCCCTCTCCTTGGCCGATATGGGATTTTTACCGTTGGCGTATGGCGTATAATAAAAACATTCCCGGTTGAAATCGTCGATCCGTACAGAATGGGCGAAGTAACCGTCCGTCCTGTATTTACGTACCTCCGATCGGTTGCAAGTTATCAACCTATGATCGTAATTAGGGATCACGTAATAGCGCACGTTACGCCTCGAGTACTTCTCCTTGGCCTCCTTTATGGCGTATCGGAGTTGGATGTCCGCCCTCAAGAGGACGAACCATATACGGATTTGCTTGAATATATTATATATCATAATTAGCTATTAAAAATCTTCTATACCGCTTGGTTAAATACCGCTGGATTATTCTTTTTATTATAAAGCTTCCGTAGATAGTTGATAAGCGGATCGTATGAGGTAATGAATCCCTCGTTTATCAGATCGGCTATCTTCTTCTCCAGTTGCCACAGTTCACGTTGCTTGCTTTCGTCACCGTGCTTGTTACGAAGCATCCTCTCGTGATTATTCCATACGATCCAATTAAGTGCCTCGGCTATCTTAGACATGGCTTTTGGCATGAAGTCTTTTGGTACGATTTTCTTGACAGCAGAAGACAAATCCTTATAAGCGTCGCCAGCCTCATTACGGTAACGGATCATTTCGTCATAGACAAAACGTAAAACCTTGACCTCAAACGTCGGATTGATCCACATGGCAAATTTTATGAATAAAATAGGATTCATCCATACTTTATCGGGAGTTTTACCATTCTTGGTAGTTCGTCCTTTAACTCTTATAATCAACTGGTTTTCAGCAATGAGCATATTTGCTCTTTGGCTTTCATCTTTTGATAACGCTGATATAAATTCTTTAGTCGTATCCATTTCCAAGAATTTACTCATTTGCCTTCTTGGATTATTCGAAACGCTATTCCATTGACGCAATAATTCACTGCCGTCAAAATATCCATCACTCGTTCTCTGTATTACAGAAAAGCTATCAATTATTCGGATCATCTCTTGATTCGTCTTCATAATCCTATAATATTTAAATTGTTAATATCATTTTCTCCCGCAATTTTAGCCATAAGATCAAAACGACTTTGTTATTTTGATTACCTCGTGCGTCCTCCATGAAAAAAGTCGCCCCACACGGCGCAGCGACTCACCATGCAGGGCATTTGACTTCAATATCCTATGTCCGGTCGCTGTCGGACAAGGCAAATATCGGGATACAGGAACGACCGGGAACGATAAATCTTACCCGACGTTAACGACACCGCACGTTATTTACGCTTTAATTCATACTTTAGCGGAAAAGTAACGAGCATGGCGAAGAAGATCATAATACGAAAACCGCTGGACAGGTGGGGCAACCAGATATCATACGTAACTACCTCATCCTCCGTATATGACAAGGAAGGAAACAATCTCGACCAGCTATTGGCAAAGATAGATACGGAATACGTGAGGAAAACATCCATAACCCAAGAGCTGGGGGAATCTGAAGATCTGGTGATGGGGCAAAAAGGGATCACTATGGAGATCAACAGGATAGACCAAAGCGTGGTTGAAATGGGATCGTCTATCTCATCGCTAGGGATCTCCCTGAAAGACTTAGAGGAAAGGGTCTCCACGCTTGAAAATACATCTGCCACATAAACAAAAAATAAGCAATCTCTCGTTTAAATAAACAAAAATCGTATATTCGCGTTGTCACCGATATAGAATATAAGACGTGACACACATTGTGGCGTTAAAGATATCGTCTCCTATAAAGACCTAAATTCCCCAAATTTATAAACATAACA